CAGGCCTGCGGCATAGGCCGGTGCCGGCATGACAACGGTTGCATTGCTGACATCGTCCCAGGCGAGGAAGTCCGGCCAGATCACCATGATTTCGCGTTGACCGAATTGCCGACGATAGGCGGCGGCTTCCTCCTTCGTCTTGCATCCATGGGCAGATACGTAGGCGAAGGCACGCAGCGACTGCGCGATAGTGCCGAAGGCAGCGGCGACGGGCTGAGTGTCGAGGCCGGGCGCGGCGAGAATGCGGGGCCTCACGCCGAAGCGCGACTGCGCCCGCAGCAGGGCCTTCATTCCCGTATATGTGCCTTCCGAGGTAACAGTGCCGATCACATTCGACGTCGTCTCTGCGGCGTCCTTTCCGTCTGCCACTCGCACGACAATCGTGACAGGCTTCGTCTGCCGGCCGATCGCATCGAGGGTGCGGTACAGCGTGCCTTTTTTTCCCGCCTTGCCGAGGGCGGCGACGACATTGGTCAAGAGCACGGGCGTGTCGAGCGGGAACGCGGAAGCGTCGGCGTCCTCGCCCGTGCAGATAAGGCCGATGACGGCTGTCGAGACCGTGCGGATTGGCCGCGTACCCTCGTTGATTTCGAGGACGCGTACCCCGTGGTGATAGTCCTGCGGCATGCTATGCAGCTCCAGTGGTCAATAAGGTTTCGGGCGAGGGGAGCGCTGCGTCCCTCCGGATCGTTGGTGACGCCACTGCTGCTTCTCGCGTTTCATTCGGCTGATTCGCCTCATCGGATCTGACTTCGCGAGCAGTCGGTTTATATGGTGCTGGCGTCGGCGGCCAGTCGACTGAATCGGGAAACGCCTCACGCTCGATCGCCGAGACGAGCGTCATTTGATATGCCGACCAAGCCTTGAAGGTGTACGCCTGCTCGTCGTCGAGCAAGCCGGCGGCATATGCGTCTGCCTTGCCGACGGTGTGCCGGCGAGCCGCTGCCATCAAACGAGAAAATTCAGCCATCGCTGCGTCGTGCTTCTCGCGCGCAATCAGCTCGCTCGGGACCGTCCACTTTCCGTCGATCCAGGAATGGCGCACCGATGGGCGCGGTTCAACGGTGAGGCCCAGTTCGGCAGGGGTGCGGCCCGCAACGGAAATTTCGGCGCGCTCGCCGGTGTCGGTGCGGTAGCAGATGCGGCCTCGAAAGTCGGGGAGGAGGCTCCATTCGCCATCGCGATAAAACGGCCAGGTCGTCGGCGTGCGCGGCGGCGGGACATCGAACGTGGCCGACGCGGGAACCAGCCAGCGACCCTTGTTTCGCGGGTCGACATCCGGCTGGCCGCTGCTCAGGTATTCGCCGGTAGTCCGGTTGTAGTGATGAATCAACATCATTCCCTCGGTTTAAATTAGTACGCGCGAATCATGGCGAGTAGCGCTACGTTGCGCGGGCGGGATTCGTGAGTGCCGTCAGGATCGATCGTGACGACATGCGTGTGCGCGCCGGCGCCGTCCATCCCGACGTTATGAGCGTGAAGTCCGCCGCCTTCTGTTTGGAATTCGTGGTTGTGATGGCCCGAGGCCACGATATCGGCCGAGTCCGGTGTGCCGACTGCCTGCTCAGAGCCGCTGCCCGAGTTATCGGATCCGGTTAGCGATCCGGCATAAGGTGGCCGCAATAGCCGACTGAAGTGCCCGTTGTTGTGGTTGTGGTGCCCTCCGCCTGCTGTCCATCCGTGATGAGCGTGCAAACCCTGCTGGTCGGTCCAAGCTCGGTGCCCGTGATCCCCGACCGCACTGCATGAAGATCTGTGCCCATGCGACAGGTTTTGGCTACCCTGATGGGAGCCGATGCCTCGGCTCGCATCGACGTCTTCGCGTCCGTCCGCCCAGCACCGGATGAACTCACCGCGCAGCTCGGGCACGCGAAAGGTTGTCTCGTCGTCGCCTACCGAGAAGCAGCCCCAAAGACCGTTTTGCCACTCTTCCTCGGACACGAGCGCGCCGCTCGACTCGGCATAGGTCCATAGCGCCGGGTAGTCGGCGCGGTTCACGAGTGTGCCATTGCACTTCAGATAGCCGGCACGAACAGACGTGCGCGGCTCGAACACAATCTGCCCCACCTGTGCATCGAGAAGCGCCGTAACTATGAAGGCGGTCGAGGCGGCGAAATCGGAGTTGTCGCCGGGCGCTGGTGTCGGGACGGCGACTGACCCAGAAAACGTTGCGCCCGACAGCGCTGCGTAGCGCGTTGCCGCTGTTCGGGGCGTGACAGCTCGTGTGTCGTCGGTTCCGGCATCGACCTCGCTTTGGGTCGCCAGTTCGATGACTCCCAGTCGTTCGGTCGACGCGGGTGGATTCAGAAACGAAGCGTCGCCGAACACGAGCTGCGTGGAGTCGATCGTCGCGAACTGTAAGTCCGTCGCGAGCAGCAGCATGGCGGCTGACGACTTCTCCATAATCGGCGTTGGCTGGCAATAGACGGCGAGGAGCACACCGTTCTCGAGATATAGGCCGAACCCATACAAAGAGTACTGGTCAGCGGTGTCGTCCTGCATCGTGACGTGGATCGTGTCCGGCGCTACATCCGTGCCGCCGAAAGTCGTGATGCGTTTGAGTTCGCTTGGCAGTGCCGTCAGCTCCTTATCGGCTACGAACGGGGCAGTTGCCAAGCCGATTTCGACGATCGTATGGGCGTTGCTGCCGTCGTGGGTGGGAGCCACGAGCGCTTCGCGACCCGCATCAGTGATGGTGATGAGCGTTTCCATCTGCGTTCAGCTATCGGCGAGATTCACGCGCTGATAAACGGCTACACGTGCAGCCGCACCGACACATTGCCTCGCCCGCATGGAGAGGCCTTGCACGAACCAGTAGTGCGCGGTCCCGCGTTTGACCCGATTGACCTCTGCGATGATGTCGGCGACACATTCGGCCGTGGCCGGGGCGCCGTTGTCAGCGCCGACGGTCATGACGATTTCGAAGGTGCCGGGTTTGCCGCGCGGCGCCATTTCGAACCATTCGCGCATGACGACGTTCGAGCCGAACGACGCGCAGACCTGGCGTACGGCCGTGGCCGTTCCCCGGATCCGGGCGGTGCGAATCGCTTCCTTCACGCGGACACGCTTCGTCTCTTCCGACCAAGCATCGTTCCAAGAGGTGACGCTAAGGTGCCAAGCGAGCCAAGGCAGCAACGGAAGCGCGATCTGATCCGGGTCAATCAGGGTGCTCATGTCGATCGGGATGCTCGAGATTCGCGCGTTCGTGGTCCCGACCCGGCGTTCGAGCACCGTGGCATTGGGCGGCAGAAGGTCACTCATCTACCAGCCCGTCATCGATCAGATCGATTCGTGTGCAATATGGCGCCTCGTCGCGCGATACCTGAACACCGTTGATTGGCGATTCCAGCAACACCTTTTGCACGCCGGTTACGCGCATCGAGGCGTAGAGCCCGTCGAGCGTCACTTCCGTCCCAATCCGATGCATGCGAGTCGTGAAGTCGCCTGTCCGCTTGGTTGCTTCTTCAAGAGCCACATTTCGATCGGGTCCCCGAAAGAAGCGCAGCGTCGCGCGAACTTCGTACGACACGATCGTCGCGCTGCGGACGATCACTTCGTCGGCTTGCGGCCTCTTGCTTTCCAAGGCCTCTTTGACGACTTCGATCAGCTCGGCACTCGCAGTACCGTCCCCTTCGTGGGAGAGGAGCGTGATAACCATGACGCACGGCTCCGGGCTGTACGCCGTTGCCGACAGGACACGGCCGTCCGCCGAGCGTGCGTGGAAAACATATGCGTCGACGGGCCCGGCCACCGAGAAGCCGCGGGGCGCAAGCTGCACGCGCTCGCGCAAGCTGTCGTCGTCTTCGTAGACCGGATCGATGCCCTTCGCCGGATCCCCGGCGAAAACGAGGAGGCGCTCTACATCGAACAAAGCTGCGATGTGTTCCAACGTTTTGCCGCGCGCGTAGGCCAGCAAGACCGCGCGCGCTTTGTCGTTGATGATTTGGCGCAGCAGCAGTTCGCGGTAGGCGTTTTCCTGCAGCAAGCGCACGAGCGGCTCCGACTCCAATTCGAGCGTCGCGGCGATTTCCGCCCGCTCGCCTTCGGGATAAAGCGAGACGAGTCGAGCCTTGCGTTCCGCGAGCAGTGTTTCGTAGTCGAGGGTCTCGACGATCTCGGGCGGCGGCAGCTGCGACAGATCGATCGGTGTCGCCCTCATGCGCGGCTCCCGGTTCCGACGGGTACGCGCGTAGATATAACGTGGCCTGACTCGGTCGCCCAGCCGTCGATGTCGAGATACAGCTCGCCTTCGGCGGCTTGTTTGTCGCCGGCTGTGAGCTTGACGCGATCGAGCGTCAAGCGCGGCTCCCATCGCATGAGCGCGGTGGCTACCGCTGCGTATAGGCGCGTGCGCACTGCGCCGTTGCTGGGCGCGTCGATCAGGTCAGGTAGTTCAGAGCCGAACGTGCGGCGCTTCACGCAGGACGCAAGCGGCGTCGAGACGATCTTTCCAATCGACTGATGCAAATGGTCGAACCCGCTAATTGCTCGCCCTGTGATGGCGTTCATGCCTTTCATTGCGGTTCGCCCACGAGCTGGCCATCGCCCTGTTCGCGGTGCGAATGGTGTGGGAGGCTTATGCCCTTTGAAGTCACCTCTCCGGTGATATCGGCCCGGCCATCGATTTTCATGGCGGGGCCGCGCGCGTCGCTCTTGCCCGCCATGCCGGACTCGAATGCGAACGGTCCTTTCACGGTCAGCGACTTCGTGACCGTGACGTCACCATCTAGTTGAATGGCGTCGGCTTGTACGGTCGCTTCCTTCGTCTGCACGGTAATAGAGCCGGGCGCGACGACGACCATCATTGAGCCGGCAGGGAGCTCGACGGTCAGAGTGTGCGAGGCATGGTTGTACTGCAGGCGCGCGCCGTCCGGATAGACGCGCGTGTGCACATTCGGCGAGTCGTCCGGCGCCGGGGCATCGTCAGACAGGAGCCCTCGCAGCGCGACGCCTTGCGCCGGATCACCCATCGGACAGAGCAGCACCACCTGCTCACCTTTTGTTGGCGGCAACCAATCGCGTGTCGTCCCCGCGGCGAACGTAATCCATGGAATCCAGTTCGTCTCCAGTCCGTCGTCGCCCGACTCACCGACAGCGGCGCGGCATGTCGGCGGCTCGGCAGACAGGTCGAGATCGGTGATTCGCCCCTTGCGGATCAAGTTGCGAATGGTGCGTTGGATTTCATTGGCGTCCATGTCGGACATGTTGCCGACTGCTCACGCGCGTTGCGAGCGACGGTGTACGTCCCGCCGTCGTCTACATTCTGTGATGCGTGCTACATGCCTGGATGCGACGGGACAATCGGCGCCCGCCAACTCTCGCTCTCCAGTCATGACAATCGAGCCTATTGCCGCGGGCGATATCGAACCATTTCTAAACCGCCTGCATCGCGAGGATGCGCTTCATTTCCTGCGTCGCTTGCCCAAGCAGTCGATCGACATGTTGTTCACCGACCCGCCGTATTCGTCGGGCGGACTGCATGCTGCGACGCGTGCCCTGAGTACGTCACAAAAGTACATCAACGGCGGAGGGAAGACGAAATACGAGGATTTCGGATCGGACAACATGGATCAACGTTCGTGGACGTTCTGGTGCCACGCGTGGTTGTCTGAAGCCTATCGCGCGCTGATGCCTGGAGGCCTCGTTGTGTGCTTCATCGACTGGCGCCAGTTGCCGGCGCTGACCGACGTCGTTCAGGCGGCTGGGCTCATCCATCGCGGAATTGCCGTCTGGGACAAGACAATGGCGCGTGCGCGACCGCGTCGCGGCGGATTCAAGCAGCAGGCCGAATTCATCGTGTGGGCAAGCAAGGGGCCGATGCGGACGAACGACGTCTACTTGCCCGGGGTTTTTCCTTGCCCCCTCAGCTTGCCGAAAAAGCACCTGACGGAAAAGCCGCTTGGTCTAGCGCGGGAGGTCGTGCGTTTGGTACCAGAAGGCGGGGTGGTTTGTGATCCGTTTGCCGGATCGGGCACGTTTCTTGTCGCCGCGAAAGAGACAGGGTTGCAGTGGGTCGGATGTGAAGCAAATGACGTGTACTATGGAGTGGCGGCTGGCCGACTGGACTGCACCGAAATGCCTACCCGGCAGGCGGCTTGACTCAACACCTTCTTGGCGATCTGTCGGGACAGCGCGAGTCGGTTGTCGACCCCCAAGCGACTTTCGACATGCTGATCGCGATAGTCCGGTCTGACTACTGCGAAACAGAAATTCAATGCTGAGTTGCGCGGACCCGGTCCCCAGAACTACGGCGCAGCGTGGGCCAAGATTCGGCAACTGGGTCAGTAAGCTGGTCACGGACCTACGCAGCTGGCTGCCAGGTTCAGGCGAAAAAAAAGGGACGTCGATAGGCGCCTGGCATCGAGGTGCCCTGCAACCACGGCGAACCGATGAGTCAACAGTTCGCCGTGGCTGCACGCTTCTAACTGTTTTTATGGATCCCGTCTGCGATCCGGTCCAGTTCCCTGGACGGTCCAAATGCGCTGGAGAGAATCGCAACATCGCGTGCCGTCAGGCTTTCGGTCGTTAGCCCCTTCAAGGCAACGTTGCCGACCAGCCGGTTCGCCATGGCACTTGCCCCGCCCTTGATCGTTTCCGTCCCGAACTCATGGAACCGGGCCATCAGGCCGCGGGCCAGCTCAGAGCGCGCCTCGCCATCGTGTATCAGCTTTTCGATGGTCTGCTCGCTGTCGAAAATAGCGGCCGAGACAGCCTCACTGCTCTGCACGCCCAGAGCGCGGGGAATCAGATCAACGAAGAATCCCTTGCCAAGCCTCCCGGAGCGTGAGATGGCTTGCCTCCAGAGCCTTGCCCGTTGTTCATCAACAATGTTGACATCGACGAGCAGGTCATTCAGCAACGCGCGTCCGTCGTCGTCCTGAGCAGAAATCCATACATTCAGGGCAAGGTCTGCATCGCCCTCCGCTTGAATGGCACCGCGACGAAGCAGCGCGACCGTAACGGACCGGCGTACGTCATTCTCGGTATTTCGTGACGTGACCTGCCATGCCTCGCGGAGCGTGGCAATCTGCTCCGGCTCGCTGGTTTTCAGCGTACTCACGAGCACCTCAATCTGCTCGACCGACAGATCGGGATACCGACGGAAGAACGGCAGTGCGAGACGCGGCTCGACCTTCCAGAGAGCGCATGCGGTCTCGATGAGGCGCGCACGCTTGTCCTGCCCAACTATACCGCGATCGAACATGTCGGCAAGGGAGGCGAGCACATCGTCTTTCACTGTGGCGGCCTGGTTGATTGAGATGGCACAGGCCTCATCAAACAGGACAGACGGGTT